CTAAAACAGCAGGTGAACTAACAAGAAAGATTATAGAAATAATAGAAGAATATAATAAAACTTATAAACAATAAAACAATGGATAAAATTAAAATTGGAAATTTTTGGATTTTTGGTGCTGGAGTAGTTGGAATGGCTATATTCCCTTTTGTGTTTCTTAGAAAATCATATGTTGATAGAATATCTAAAGAAACATTAAATAGAACAATTAATCATGAATCTATCCATTTGAAACAACAAGCAGAACTTTTGTGCATATTCTTTTACATTTGGTATTTTACTGAATTCTGTATTAGAGTAATTTTAATAGGTAATACAGATGTAGCTTATAGAAGGATTTGTTTTGAGAAAGAAGCTTATGCTAATGAACACAATCTAGAATATTTAAAGACTAGAAAATTTTGGTCTTTTCTTAAATATATTTAAAACAACAAGAAAATGAGAAGAATAACTAAATCAGTAATTAGTCTATCAGAGATACCAGAAGAATTACATAATCATGAAATACTTATTGGTCATAAAGAACATACTTATATAATATGTCATCTTGATAATGATGCTGAAGATGATTTATCATTATGGTTACTTGAAAAGTATCCTACATTAAAACGCAGAGTTAGTTTTCTTATTCATATTGATAAACAATAAAAAAAATGGAATTATATAACTATGTATTTCACTACAATCATCATGAAGAATTGTGGTGGGCTATTCCAAGAGAATCTTATCTCGATTATTGGAATGGGGATAAATATGAATGCTTATTTGCATTATCAATGAAAGATTTGATAGAAATAATAAAAGATGGAGAATAACTTACAGGTTTTAGCATACGACATCGAGACAATGCAAGAGTTGTTTCTTATCAACATACTTGATCCAGAATTACATGAACAACATGAATTTATGGTCAGTGCATGGCACAACAATCTTGATGCAATGGTTAAGTTTATTGATGATCATAAAGATTATTACTTTGTAGGTTATAACAATTTACGATTTGATGCTCAAGTTGTAGAATGGATCTTACGTAACTATCAGAATTGGCATGATAAGGACAATCTAGAGATTGCTGCTATGATTGCCCAGAAAGCTGCTGATGTCATTCATGATGCAAACTTTGAGGTGTTTCCTGAATACAGAGAACAAGATTTATCATTCAAACAAATAGACTTATTCAAAGTAGCACATTTCGATAATAAGACGCGTATGGTTAGCTTAAAGAGACTAGAGTTTGAGATGGATCTTGAAAATATTGAAGAGATGCCTATTCACCATACAAAAGTGGATATGACAAAAGAAGAGATTGAAATAACTCGTAACTATTGCAAAAATGACGTGTATGCCACTTATGAATTTTACAAAGTATTAAGAGGTAACACTACGCATCCATTATACGAAGGTCAAGATCAAATACAATTGAGACTTGATATACAAGAGGAGTTTGATATTCCTTGTCTTAATTATTCTGATTCTAAAATTGGTGATGAGATGATTAAGAAGTATTATTGCAAAGAAAAGAAAATGCAATATACAAACTTACCTAAGAAAGGTTTCTTTAGAAAAGAAATCAAGGTGAAAAATTGTATTGCAACATATGTTACATTTAAAACTACACAGCTACAGAAATTTCTAAAGAAAATGAAGGAAACAACCCTTGGGCTGCAAGATGATTTTAAAGAACATATAGATTTCTATGGTAATATATATTCGTTTATGAAAGGTGGTTTACACACTGAGAATAAACCAGAAATATTTGAAGCAAATGAAGAATACGAAATCATTGATTGGGATGTTTCGTTAATAATATGGCGTAACTAAAATTCCTTAAATTGACGGGAATCTCCTTAGAGCTTAACCTACCAAACTACAGTAGTGATACATGTAGCGGCTGAAGTAATTATTCAGGTATGGTAAAAAAGGTTAAGATTGGACAATCCGCAGCCAAGGGTCTATTTTGAAATAGATCAAGGTTCAGAGACTAAACAGGGAACATTTAACATTTAATTAACATGAATGACTTGGTTCTATCCATCTAATGTTTCATATTTGTAAAAAATATAGAATATGAAATTAAATAGAAAAGAGCATTTAAACCAAAGCGGTATATACTGCATAAGAAACAAAGTAAATAATAAAGTCTACATAGGAAAGGCTAAGTGTATATACAGAAGGATCAGACAACATATAAATAATCTCAATAAAAAAAGTAGAGATAATGAAAATGATCACTTAATAAATACATGGCACAAGTATGGTAGAGAAAACTTTGAATATTTTGTAGTAGAATATGTACCGTTTGACTTATTAAAAACACAAGAATTATATTGGCAGATGTCTTACAATTGTACTGATAGAAATAAAGGATACAATATTAGATTAGATTCAAAAACTAATTGCATTGTTTCAGAAGAAACAAGAAAAAAATGTAGCGAAGCTCAAATTAAAAGATTTAAAGATCCAAAAGAAAGACTAAAAGTTAGTCATACATATTGGAAAGATAATCCAGAGGCTACTAAACAAATGGCAAAAAGAGTTTCAGAATCTACAACTAAGTATAACATTTATCAGTATACAAAAAATGGAGAGTTTGTAAGAAAGTGGAATTCTGTAAGTGAAATTACAAAAGAAAATAAAACTTACAAATGGCAACAGATTTATTCAGTGTGTTCAGGTCATAAACCATCTATCTATGGTTATGTTTGGAAAAAAGAATTAAAATAAGTTAAATGATGATATAGTCCAGCTGTAATTGAAAGGTTACAGGGGCTGGGATGCATACTATCCAGCAATTATTATCAATAATGGCAGGTATCCTCAACATCTTGGGAAAGAGTTTCTTGAGGGTTATAAACAAATGTTTAATAAGCGTTTGGAACTTAAGCCACAAGCAAAGAAGGATAAAAAGATAGCAGGAATTGTAGGAGCACTGAAGTTAGCTGTAAACTCTGTCTATGGTAAATCTTCTGATATGCAAAACTGGATCTACGACAGACAACTTACTATGTTTACTACTATTACTGGTGAGCTATCTTTAATGATGCTTATAGAAGCGTATGAATTAGCAGATATACATGTTATATCAGCTAATACAGATGGTGTAACTATCAGGATAAATAAAACGCATCTAGAAAAGATGAATGAAATTAATGAATGGTGGCAAAAATTAACACAATATGAGCTTGAACGAACCGATTACAGTAGAATTATCTTTTCAACTGTCAACGATTACATTGCAGTTAAAACAAATGGAGAAGTCAAGAAAAAAGGTGATTTTCTTACTGATTTTGAGTTGCATAAAAATAAGTCTGGTAGGATTATACCTATCGCACTTGAGCAATATTTTATTAATAACACTCCTGTTGCTGATACTATCATTAATCATATCAACATTTATGATTTTGCTATGCGTCAGAAAGCTAACAGAGATTTCCATTTTGAAGGAAAATTTGATGGTAAGACGACTGTCTATAATAAACTTATTAGGTTTTACGTCTCTAATACAGGAGAAAAACTCTTAAAAGTTAAGAATGTAGACTCTACATCCACTGCACCGCCTATATCACAGGTGGAAGCAGGTGAATGGGTGATGACTGTATGTAATCATCTAACAAAAGATCATCCTCTAGATAATATTAATCATTCTTATTATATAGAGAGAGCAGAAAGAATTATTAACAAGATTAATTACAATGGTAAAAGAAGACCAGTAATAATCGCAAACCAACTAAGTTTATGGTAGAAAAAACAATTACGATGTCAATGTATGAGTATAAAATGATGTCATTAGAAAATGATGTGAATAAAGCTCAGTATGAAGAGCTCAAGCAAGAAAAGATGGTTTATCTAACTATAAAAGATCGGGGGCCACGTTATTTACATCAAATCAGTGGTCAAATAGTTGAGAAAGATAAACTACTTAAAAAGATGCAAGAACGTTTAGAAGCAGCTGAAGAACTTATGAAAGAACGTGAGGCTAATTATGAAAGACGCATTGAAAAATTAAAGGAAGAGTTATATCAAGCATCTATAAATCCAGTAGAAACAAATGTCACTAGATGGTGGCATAAACTATTTAAATAACATGGCATATAATAATATTATGGCAGGATCAGAAAAACAAAGAGAAGAGATTAACAGGAAGTTGGTCTCTATGCAAATGGAAATGATAGGCTTATCTTATCAGGACGCAGTGGACACACCAGAATTCTGGAGAGTGTATACATTGACTACAGAACAAACAGAAGAATGGCGTAAAGCAGCTTTACCACTTATTAAAAAAACATTTAAGTGTAACAAAAGTAGAGCACAATCAACCATGAGTTGGTTTGAGCTTAATCTTGGTTTACGTATACATGATGAATTTGAAGGAGATTATTTCTTTGATGTTGATAAGAGATTTGATACAACACACATTCATACAACAATACCTCCTGAAGCACAATTACTTAAAGATCAACAGCCTACATTCTGGCAGAAGATGAAGAAGTTCTTTGT